GAGGCATCAAAATAACACTTGCAATCTGATTTTGGATGTGAGATAACCTACCTATCAGCTGCACTTATGCAGCGATGAAAACCGAGAGGGGATTTTATGACTTATACGCAAATATGCCTCGATACTGGCAAAGTATTAGCTAAAAATGTGGATATTAGCGACCGCAAAGAATTTTATGTGCGTGAGGCTGGTACAAAAAATTTTTATGCTCTAAACAAATATACTATGGCTCCTGTTTATAAATTTATCGCGCAGGTGCAACCGATAAAAATAAAACACACAGACGGGCAATATACCATCTATCACAATGGCAAGGCATGGGCGGAAATGTTTGATTCGCTTGAGCTGGCCGCGTTGTTTGTAGAGTCGCAGGGGTTCAGGGAGTTTGGGGTTGCTTAGTCACGGGTCATTTGAATGAGGGGGAATAACATGAAAAACACACTTACAACGCTAATGGCATTAGCCTTATTGGCCGGATGCACCACGCCTAAGACGGTATTGAAAAATCCCAACACGGGGCAGGTCGCAATCTGCGGCGGAAGCGCAACAGGCTCACTTGTAGGCGGGGTTATTGGTTATCATATACAAAAAGGCAACGATGCTGAATGCGCCGGAGATTACATGGCTCAAGGCTTCAAGCGCATTGACAATCAGCAATAACAATGGCATAATAGACAAATGGCCTATTTCATAAAATCACCTTCAGGCTACGCAAAGCGGGTAAGATATGACCACAATAGTTGACACCCTTTCCCTGAAAAGTTAATTTATACAAATGTCTAATACAAAAGAGCCAGCTTGGAGATGTAAGGAGCGCATAGGCAACCTTATGATGCGACTTAATAAGCACGCGGCTGGTGAAATTGAGTTAAGCGCAACACAAGTTGCAGCCATAAGGCTTTACCTTGATAAGACGCTTCCAAGTTTGGCCGCAACTACTATCAGCGGGAATCCTGAAGCGCCCCTATTTGACTTGCCGAGCCTTGTGAAAGCATTAGACGGTAAAAGCGCGGATTTACCAAAGATTGAGGGATAGTGCACCACACGCTTAACGCATCCGTCCCGCAGCACCTTTACGGATATGTGCAAAAGGACATATTGCAGGGCTTAGATGGCGATACTGGTTTTGAGCCGTGCGTCATTATCGGCGTGACAAGTATTCCCTCGCGCTGTTTGCACTTCGAGATTTTATGCGAAAGCGGCGCGAAGTGGGCGAGAATACCGATTCACAAGCTGCGCTGGGATGAGCCTGAGATTGCCCCGCACCCGATTTCTGACTTGCAATGCTGGGATTGTCACGGATGGGACTTCTCGACCGTGCGATACGAGTACCTGCGCGAGATGGGCTGCGAGTACCGCACGCCTGACGGACGGATGATTCCTGCATCCTATTGGTTTACGCTCGACCATACAGACAACGGCTTTAGCCAATACCCGCCAGAACACAAAAACTATAATCTGCTGTTGCTTGAAGACGGTTCTGGACAGATTGCGGCCATGCCCAATAATAGGATATTGTGGAAGGATGACAGCTTTGTTAAACCTAACCTAGAGACTTTGAAATCCTACCGCGTCATGTCACCCCAGACTTGGCACGCGGAATCTGGTAGAAACAACCCACAAGATACGGCCATAACTAGAGACTGAAGGCAAAAGTGTTTTCCCGTGTTTTTCGAGCCAAACCCGCAGAAACCCTAGAGTGAGTTTTTGAAAAAAATGAATGAGCGAGAAGCATATGAGAAGCTGCGCGATGAATACCTGTCTAGACAGGAATGGCGGCTCAATCATCTTTACCACATACGGGACAAGAACGGCGCAAAGACGCTGCTTAAGTTCAATTGGGCGCAACGGTCATTCCTTGCGGCGGTTTGGTATTTCAATGTCATTCTAAAGGCTAGACAGCTTGGTTTCTCGACCATCATCTGCATATACTTCCTCGATTCATGCCTATTCAATAGTAACCATAAATGCGGGATAATCGACTCGGGCATTGACGATGCGAAAAAGAAGCTCAAAATCATTAAATATGCTTACGAGAATATCCCCAAAGAGTTTCTCAAGAATCCCCTGATAGGAATCCCCACGATTACAACCGACGCAGCCGAGCAGGTTGAATTCAGCAATGGCTCTGGAGTATCTGTAGGTACTTCACATCGCGGCGATACGCTGCAGAAGCTGCTCATTTCGGAGTATGGCAAGGTTTCGGCTGCCACCCCTGAAAAGGCGCGAGAAATTAAAACCGGCGCGTTGAATGCTGTGGGGATAGGCCAGCAGATATTCGTGGAGTCCACTGCCGAGGGTAAAAGCGGGGAGTTCTATGACTTGTGCCAACTCGCAATCAACATTAAAAACTCAGGCAGGGAGCTGACGCGGCTTGACCCCAAGTTTCACTTCTTTGCATGGTTTAACAATCCCGAGTACAGGCTAAGCGATGAAGAGGCTGCGCTTGTCGTTATCCCGCAAGAGACTGAAGCCTATCTGGCTAACTTCAATCTAGACAGAAACCAGCGCGCTTGGTATGCCGTTAAGGAACGAATAATGGGCGATGATATGCGCCGCGAGTATCCAAGCACCCCAGCGGAGGCCTTTGAGGGTTCGATGGAGGGCGCTTACTACTCTAAAGAAATGGCCGAGCTCAGGAAAAGCGGCCAGATTACATTCCTGCCGTATGATAGAAGCTGCCCCGTTGATACTTATTGGGATTTGGGAAAGACACGCGACCAATCGTCTATTTTGTTTTATCAGCATATAAGGGGGCGCAAGCACTTCATTGACTATGTGGAAAAAACCAACATAGCATGGGATGAGTACGCGATTATCCTGAAAGAACGGGGATATAACTACGGCACTCACTGGTGGCCGCATGACGGCAACATAAGCCAAGTGACCCAAAGCGAAATCCTTACATCAAGGCAAATGGCGCAACGTGCTGGCATAAGCCCAATTAAAATCATCGACGTCACAAAAAGCGTGCATCAGGATATAATGAATTTTTGTAAACCTATGCTCCCTCAGGTTTGGATTGATGAATCTAAGTGCGCCATGCTTATCAATCGCCTTGATAGCTACAGAAGGAAATGGGACAGGATTAATGCCATGTGGATGAATGACCCGTTTCACGATGAAGCGTCTCATGGCGCGGATGCATTTAGGACGTTTGCAGTCCAGCAGGCACAACATGTAGATAATTCGGTTGCGAAATTCATCCCGCCGGGTTATTATACATAAACATCCTATGGCGGGAATCGAGCATGGTTGACGATACAAAAGATAAGATTGTCACCGATATGCTTGACCATTTCAGGCTTTCAGCCGATGCCGAAGCCGACAATCGCACCCGCGCACTCTATATCCTAGAGTTTGTACGCCCCGGCGCAAAGCAGTTTACTAGCGAAGAAATATCCGCCAGAGGGAAGCGCCCGTCACATTCTTTTAACCAGCTCCCCAAGTTTGGGCGTCAGGTCATCAATGACCAATGGCTGAATGTGCCCCAAATTAAATACATTCCCAAAACGGATGCCGACCTTGATAAGGCGGAAGTGCTCGAAGACAAAATCCGAGAAGTGCAATCACAGGGTTGTGCCCAGACTGCTTATAAACTATCCATTGCCAGCCAAATCAACATCGGGTGGGGTTACTTCGCTTTTGCGACGGATTATGATAACGATGAAAGCAATGACCAAAATATCTACATCCGGCAGATTCCAAACACATTCCAAGTCTATGACGACCCGTCAACACGCGAGCAGGATAGAAGTGACCGGCGGTATTTGATTGAGGTTGAGGACATCCCGCGCACTGAATTCAACCGCCTAAATGACAAAAGCTATTCTATCGGAGACTTGCAGTCGATAGGTAGCGAGACGCCAGACTGGGCAGATATGAGCAAGGATTTAGTCCGCATTGGCCATTATTGGCGGGTTGAACATGATAAAACGAAAGTATGGTTCCACAAAGAAACCGGCAAGAAAAAGACCGACAAGCCCAAAGACATTAAGAGCTATAATGAGCGCGAGATTAAAAAGCCCCGCGTGATGTATTACAAATGCACCGCGACTGAAAAGCTGGAGGAAAGAGAATGGCCGGGTTCACACATTCCCTATTGCTTTGTTGAAGGAAACAAGACGATTGTAAACGGCAAGACTTATCTTTCGGGTCTTTACGAGGATATGATTTCAACCCAAATCCTTTATAACTATGCGACGAACACGGCGATTGAATTAGCGCAATCTGCACCTGTAACCCCTTTTATCGGCGATATGCGAGCGTTCAAGGGGCTTGAAAAGTATTGGGATACAGTAAACACTAAAAACTACGCTTACCTCCCTCATAATGCGATTGATGAAAACGGCCAGCCGATACAACAGCCCCAACGCATGCAGAATAGCGCCGACCTCGCCTCTTCGGTCGCTTTGATTCAGATGGCTGAGCAAAACTTCTATGGCACATCGGGGATTTATCCGGCCTCGCTTGGCCAGCAAAGCAATGAAAAGTCAGGCAAGGCTATTCTCGCTAGGCAAAGGGAGGGAGATGTATCAACATCAAATTATCCCGATTGCTTCGCACGCGCCCTAATTTACGGTGGCATTATCTTCGAGGATTTATCTAAGAAGATTTACGACGGTTCGCGTGAGATTCAGGTCATGAGTGAGGATAAGAAAACCCGCGCCGTTAAGATTAACCAGAAGTACAATGACCCTAAAACTGGCAAGCCGGTCAACTTTGACTTAACCAAGGGCGAGTATGAGGTTGTTGTTACCACGGGACCGAGCTTCTCCACCAAGCGCGAGGAATCGCGTGAGGCCCAAATTCAGCTATTCCAAGCAGCCCCGCAAGCTATGTTGCCAGCGTTGCCAATGATTATCCGAAGCATGGACTGGCCTAATGCAGAAAAGACCGCCGATGCCGTGGAAAGAGGGTTGCCGCCGGAGCTTCGTGACCCGGAAAGACAAGAAGAGCAAATGAAGGGCGTGCCCCCCGTTGTTCAAGCGCAGATGCAGCAAGCGCAACAGATTATCCAGCAGCTAGGGCAAGCATTGCAAGAAGCGCAACAAGCGGCGAATGACAAGCAGGCGGAATCTCAGTTGAAGATGGGCGAGCTTGAGGTCAAGGCGCAAACCGCTAGAACAACTGCTGAGAAGAACCAAGTTGATGCCGAAATCAAAGCGGCTGAGTTGCAATTTGAGCGCGAGAAGTTAGCGGCTGAATCGGCTCTTGAGTCGCAGCGCCTTGAGCTAGATAAGGTGAAATTCTTAGCCGAAGTTCAAAATCAAGAAATGGAGCGAGCTTCTAAAGCACAAGAGAAGGAAGTGGCCATGTTGAAAGACATTGAGCAGAAAGAAGCCAAGGCAGGCGGCATGGAATTACAAGCGCAGGGGATAGAAGAGCAGCGGCAAAACATGGCCGTTCTCTTAGAGATGCTTAATGCCATGAAAGGCGGGATGGAGAATCTTTCCGCCGAAATCAGAGCGCCAAAAATGATTGAGGTTAAGCGTAACCCAAGAACCATGCTTATAGAGCAGGCAATATCGAAAATGGCTTAGATAGATTAATCGCGGCGGAAGGTAACGCTTGAAGAGCTATGCTAAAGGGTTTATAAATAACGTAACGTAAAAGGTTTAGGAGTGTAAAATGGCAACATTTAATAAATTCAATGCGTGGGCTGAGAACATGGTAGAAGTGGCGAATTTAGCCACTGACCAGTTTACCATTGCCTTGACCAATACGGCTCCGACGGCTGCTAATAGCGTTCTGGCCGATATTACGGAAATTACCTACACTAACCTGTCAGGCCGAAATGTGACAACGACCAGTTCGTCACAGACTGGTGGCACTTATACGCTTGTGCTTGCTGACCTTGTGCTTTCGGCAACTGGTTCGGTTGGTCCGTTCCGGTATGTTGTGCTGTATGATAACACCCCGACTTCTCCGGCTGACCCGCTGGTAGGCTGGTGGGATTATGGTTCTAGCATCACTATGGCAAATGGTGAGACTTTTACCGTTGACTTCACGGGCGCTGCAATTACTGTTTCGTAGGGTAAAAAATGGCAGATAACGTAATACTACCGGGCACTGGCGAACCGATTGCCACGGATGATATAGGGACGTCGCCCAGTAATGCACATTACCAACGCATTAAAATTACTGATGGCTTAGTAGACAGCACCACGCACATGCGTGTTCGCAATAAAAACCCAATGGCAGATGAAGGCGGCGCAGTTGTGCGCCAAGCGCCGAGTGATATATGGAGCGTTTCGTTTGCGGATGTCGCATCAAGTCTTGTTGCGCCGGAGTTCACGCAGCGCAGGCTTGGTACGGGTGTAGGGGTAACACAAGGCTCAAGCAATCTGCTTGTGACCACTGGAACCACGGCAAACAGCGAATTTCTGGCTCGCAGCATTGTATCATGGCGTGGCTCTCTAATTCACCGACATCAAATCATTCTTTCGCAGCGCATTGCCAACAACAATTTTGCAGTAATGCTGGCGGATAGGATTGGTGAGGGCTTATCCTGCACCATTAACAGTGCAACAAGCATCACGGTGACTCTAACGGCGCATGGCTTTACCGCTCAAAATGTTGGTCAAGCAATGATGGTCGGGGCGATTAGCGGAGCAAACGGAGTGCCCGGGCGCTATGTTATAGCGTCAATACCTTCCGTTGATACAATAAATTTTACCGTTGCTGGCTGGCCTGCATCTGGTAGCTGCACGGTTGACCTGTTCGGCTGGAACTATATTTGGACGCAATATACCGGCACTACTGCTACGGCTGCCAACGTGGATTCACAGCGGCGGGGATGGCGTAGTGGCGACACTGCGGCCACTATCAGCACGACTGCATCACCCGGCCACATGATGCAAATTCAGGCAGATGGTCGTAACATTTATTTTGCGGATGCACTTGTAGCGAGTTCAACAGCTCCGACCGTAACCACTCGCGCTCATCGCGTAGTAAATATCCCCGATGACGATGTAGAATTGTTTATGTATCTGTGGTCATGGAATGGGACAACCAACCCTGCCTCTACGACAACTTGGACGGTTGGTTTTGTGGCCGTTGAAGATATGGCAAACGTGCCTATTTTTCTGGCCGGAACACGTCCGTCTGGGGCTGCCGCTGCTATACCTGTGACCGTACAGGGAACAGCAACTGTGACAGGCACGGTTACTTTGTCTGCGAATACGCCGACGCTTGCCGCTGGTACAAACTTAGCGGGGGACGTAGGTATTCAATATCGTGCAAGTGCAACGGGCGCTGCGACACTTACCAACATTAATAGCCCCGCGACTCCGGCGGCACAGCAAATCAGAAGCGGTGCTGGGAGATTGATTGGTTTTGTAGTGAGCAACAGTGCCACGTCTGCGCGGTGGGTAAAAATCTTTAACGCGCTTTCGGCATCGGTGACGCCGGGAACGACCAGCGCATTATCAGAGTTCGCTATTGGTGCTGGGCAGACCGTAGAATTTCACGTTGAGGGCGGGATTGCCTTTTCAACCGGAATTACGATTATGATTACAGCAGGCCAAGGCTTAACCAATAACGCCGCTATAACTGCTGGCGATGTAACTGGCTTCACATTGCACTCATAAGGAGAAGACATGACTATTCAACAATTAATTCAATTAGCTAACCGTAGAATTTCTTATTTAACGGAAATGCGAATTGCCGCCGAGCGCATTGGTGACGCAGATTCAATCGCCCGATATGATGCGGAAATTGAGCAAACGCAAGATACGTTAAACCAACTATTGACGTTGTAAGCCATGTCACTGCTGCTTCTTTTCAACCAAGCAGCGGCAGGCGGGGCTTATACTCTAGTTGCCGACGGCGGTACATACAATTATTCTGGCAATAATGCTGGTTTAATTTACACGCCTGTTGGTTCTTATACGCTAACAGCAGATGGCGGCACTTACACATATAGCGGGAACAATGCAAATCTGCTTTATAGTCGCATTCTTAGTGCCGATGGTGGCACATATACTTACAATGGCAACGATGCCAATTTAGTTTATACTCCAGCGGGCGCGTTTACGTTAGCCGCCGATGGCGCGACATATACTTATTCGGGTAACAACGCCAATCTGCTTTATAACCGCCTATTAGCAGCAGACGGTGGCACATATAGCTACAGTGGCAATAACGCCAATTTAACTTATGTGCCCTTCGCCGGTGCTTACACAATCATTGCCGAAGGCGGCGTATATACTTACAGCGGCAATGATGCCAATTTAATCTACACAGGACAGCAGCCCGACGCAGTTGGAGGCGGGAACCCAAAGGGCTATAAACGTGAATACCAGCCAACCTATTACGAATTAAAAAACCGACGCGACATTGAGCGGAAGTTTCAGGAAGCCGAACTTAGTCTAAAGGTTGTCGAGAGCAAAATCGAAGCTGTCGAAATTAAGCGTAATCGTGATTTAGCCGACGAGGCATTGCAGATTGAATTAATCGCTCTATTATCGGAGCAAGACGAATTAGAGCAGTTGCTTCAAAGGCTGCAACAACAGAGATTAATGGCGCTAAGAGATGATGATGAGGTTTTATCGCTATTAATGCACTTAATTTAACGCTTGCAACCAACATAGAAGGAATGTATTATGGACTCGAATACAGATGTTACCGCTAAGGCGGATTCGCCTGTAGAAGATAGATTTGAAGTTGAATCCAACGTAGTGCCTGAGAGTGCCGAACCTAAAAACGCGAAGTCTGAGAAGGCCGAGCCAAAAAAGGTTGAGCCTGAAAAGGATAAAACTACCGAGGTGGAGACGCCGAGTACGGAACCCAAAGTGGAACCGACCGAGCCAAAACCTATCAACCCCCGCACCGCCCAACGCAAGGCCGAAAAAGAACGCCTTATCCGTGAGAACGCCGCCATGGCTGAACGGCTAAGACAGTTAGAGCAGGAAAGAACCCCTGTTGCGGACAAGCCAAAGGCGAGGGATTTATCAAAAGAGCCTAACATTCTCGACTACGATGATGTGTTGGAATATAACCGCGACCTAGCGCGTTATGACCGCCGTCAAGAAACATTACAGGAAAATCTGCAAAGACAAACCGATGCTCTTGCTGAAAGGGCTGAAGTTGTAAGGGCAGAAAAGCCTGATTATGACGAGAGAGTTTCCGCGTTGGTGCAAAGTCAATTGGTCACGCCCGATATTGAGAAAGCAATACTTAACTCTCCTATCGGTGCTGACATTGCTTACCACTTGGCAAATTATGGCGCTGATTTGATGACCCTGCGAGGTCTCCCCCCTGCATCATTACCCAAAGCGATTAAGGAGATTGAAGCCTTTATCAAAAAGGGTGGCGAGCAGGAAAAGCCAAGAATAACCAAGGCAGCCCCTCCAATTACTCCACCGGGTGTTACGGCAAGTGTCGATAGGACGCTGACCTCATACAGCCAAGAAGAATTAGAGAATATGCCAATGGCACAGTTTAAACGACTTTCGAACATGAAGTAACCGCTACTAGGGATTCTCCTTGGTAGCATAACCGCTATCAAGGAGTTCCGACTATGGCTAATACGGTTCCAATTCAGACAATCATCGCCAAGCGTATGCTGGCGCGTCTGCAAAACAAGCTCCCGATGACCGCTAACGTGAATAAGGATTTCCAGTCGGAACTCGCTGATTCGCAAAAGCGTGCCGGTGGGATTATCAACATCACCAAGCCGCCGTTGTTTAACGTGCGCTCGGGTGAAATCATGGAAGTTCAATCGACCATCGTTCCCGCTGTTAGCACGAACCTCAATATGTTCGGCGTTGACGTATCGGCAAGCCAGCTCGACCTGCAAATCTCGTATGATGCGGTTCAAAACGGCATGATTGATGGCGTACTTGATGGCGCAGCTTCGGCCCTGTCAGCTAAAATTGAGGCCGATGGTTTCAACCTCGCACTGAAAGTAGCTAACGTTGTCGGTACTCCCGGCACGGCAATCACCTCGCCTGACGTTATTGCAACGGCTGGTGCATTGATTACTTCAAATGGTGCGCTGATTGGCCGTAACCGCATTGGCTTGCTCAACAGTTTCCAGAACGCGAACTTCGCAACGGGCGTTAAAAACTACTTCAACCCCGTTTCCACGGTCAATGCTGCCTACGCAGATGGTCTGCTTGGTAACGGTTACGGCTTCGAGCTTTATGACGAGCCAGTTGCTGGAACGTTCACCTCGGGTGTTTACGGCGGAACCCCGCTTACCAACGGCGCGAACCAATCGGGTTTCACGATTGTTACTGACGGCTGGACTGCTACCACCACGACCCTTAACGTTGGTGATACTTTCACCATCGCTGGCATGTTCAACCGCAATCCTCAGACCGGCCTCTCGACTGGCCGCCTGAAGAACTTTGTGGTTGCTGTTAAAACGGTCACGGACGGTTCCGGTAACTCAACCATCACGATTGGTGAGGATGGCATCATCCTTAGCGGCCCACGTCAAAACGTTATCAACGCATCTGGTGGCAACACCTTTGCTGATAACCTTGCGATTACCGTTACTTCTGGTGCATCGAACACGACATCGGTTCAATCGCTTCTGTATGACAAGAATGCGTTTACCTTCGCTATGGTTCCGCTTGCTAAAGTACCGAGCAACATGGGCGTTATGTCCACGGTTGTTAGCGATAAGATGAGCGGTTTGTCCATCAGCATGAAGGAAGGCTACGACATCACGAACAACCAGCGTGTGGTTCGTTTTGACGTACTTTACGCATGGCTGGAGACGTACCCGCAAATCGCTTGCCGGATTCTTGGTTAATTAAACATTTAAGGAGTATTTAACATGGCTGTAGCTACATCTACTAACAAAACCTCGCTGTTGCAGAACGCGAATAATGTCCAACCGGATACGCTTCGCACTACCTTCAACGTCACCACCATCGCGGCTGCAGGCACAACGCAAGCAACCGGCGCGCAGATTGGTAACGAGCAACCCTTCGTGCTGATTAGCAACAACACCGCTACAAACGGCACTGTCCTCCCGACGGCTGCTTACATCGGGCAAGAAATTGCTATCTACCCGCAGCTGGTTACCAACGCACCTTTGACGTATCCCCCTGTCGGCGGGACCATCAACAGTGGCACGGTAAATGCTGGCGTCGCTACCACGGCACGCAAGGTTACTAAGTTCATTGCGATTGACCGCACTGGCCTTAACTACGTAACCGTAGGCCTGTAAGAAGCCCGAGCGATAAGAGTCGGAGGGGGCAACTCCTCCGGCTTCCTTATACCAAAACCATAGGCGGGTCATGGCTTACACAGCCCTCAATCTAATAACTGACACGTTACTAGACATGGGCGTTATTGCTGACCAGCAAACCCCCACGGCCTCACAAAGCGCGGGGGCGCTGGTTAAGCTAAACGACCTTATCGAATCGTGGAATATCGACCCCCAGAAGCTATACGGGGCGACTCAATATATTCTGCCCTTTGTTGCGAATAAGGCGACCTATACCATAGGACCTAGCGGTGATTTGAATATTCCGCGCCCTGACGATATTTATGCGGCATTTGTGAGAAATACCACCGCAACCCCATCACAACAGCAAGACATACCGATTACGATGCTCACTGACCAGCAATGGGCAGATATTCCCGTGAAGGGAATGCAGGGGACGTTTCCCTATGCGGTTTGGTTCAACATGACCAATCCTCTGATTGTGGCTTACGTAACACCGATTCCCACGGGTTCAAATTACAGTCTTGTGTTCTGGGATAATAACGCAAATGCAACGCTATCACTCAGCACGGTGTTAGACTTGCCGCCCGGATACAAGAGGGCGTTAAAATACGGGTTGTTTATCGAATTAGCTGCGGGTTATCAAATTCCAGTACCTGATAGCATTTCTACTCTGGCCGTTACCTCCAAACTATCCATCGACAGGCAGAATCTGCAGATTAACACCTTGGAAACCAGCGGCCCCACTCGTTACGATATTCTGACTAATACCGTAAGGGATTTATGATATGGAAGCTGGGGTCGTAGGGGGTTCTTCGCAGCAATCTTCGCTCCCCTTCAATGCGGAGCGGACCGTCAATATGTACGTTGTTTTAGACCGCCAAGGAAAAAAACCCGCTTCATTGTATGCTCGACCCGGCAATGCGGTATTTGCGACATTGGGTTCTGGCCCCGGCAGGGGTGGGTTCCTAGCGGCAAATGGCCGCGCATTTGTGGTCTCGGGGTCTGAATTTTATGAATTGTCATCTTCCGGCACTGGAACTTTACGCGGTAGTTTGCTCGCCAGCGCGGGCGATATAACCATTGCAGAAAATGGATTCCAGTTAGCTATTTGTGACGGGAC